CGGAAGATATCGTCGACTCCGATCAGATCGAAGACATCATCCAAATGATCAACGACATGGGCATCCAGGTGATGGAAGAAGCACCGGACGCCGATGATCTGCTGCTTGCTGAAAACTCAAACAACACCGATGAAGATGCGGAAGAGGCTGCCGCACAGGTGCTGTCCAGCGTTGAGTCTGAAATCGGACGTACCACCGACCCGGTGCGCATGTACATGCGTGAAATGGGTACCGTTGAGCTGTTGACCCGCGAAGGCGAAATCGACATCGCCAAACGTATTGAAGACGGGATCAACCAGGTTCAGTGCTCCGTTGCCGAATATCCGGAAGCGATCACCTATCTGCTTGAGCAGTACGATCGTGTGGAAGCGGAAGAAGCTCGCCTGTCTGACCTCATCACCGGCTTTGTCGATCCGAACGCAGAAGAAGATCTGGCGCCGACCGCGACGCATGTCGGTTCTGAACTGTCCACCGAAGAGCTGGCGACCGACGAAGAAGACGAAGACGAAGAAGACGACGACAGCGACGACGACAACAGCATCGACCCTGAACTGGCTCGCGAGAAGTTTGCCGAACTGCGCACGCAGTATATGGTTGCCCGTGACACCATCAAAGCGAAAGGCCGCAGCCACGCCAGCGCCCAGGAAGAGATCCTGAAGCTGTCGGAAGTGTTCAAGCAGTTCCGCCTGGTGCCAAAACAGTTCGACTACCTGGTTAACAGCATGCGCGTCATGATGGATCGCGTGCGTACCCAGGAACGCCTGATCATGAAGCTGTGCGTTGAACAGTGCAAAATGCCGAAGAAAAACTTTATCACGCTGTTCACCGGCAACGAAACCAGCGAAACCTGGTTCAACGCGGCTATCGCGATGAACAAACCGTGGTCTGAAAANCTGCATGAAGTGGCAGACGACGTGCATCGTGGCCTGCAGAAGCTGCAGCAGATTGAAGAAGAGACCGGCCTGACCATTGAGCAGGTAAAAGACATCAACCGTCGTATGTCCATTGGCGAAGCGAAAGCGCGTCGTGCGAAGAAAGAGATGGTGGAAGCGAACTTACGTCTGGTTATTTCTATCGCCAAGAAATACACCAACCGCGGTCTGCAGTTCCTCGATCTGATTCAGGAAGGCAACATCGGCCTGATGAAAGCGGTTGATAAGTTTGAATACCGTCGTGGTTATAAGTTCTCCACCTACGCAACCTGGTGGATCCGTCAGGCGATCACCCGCTCCATCGCGGATCAGGCGCGCACTATCCGTATTCCGGTGCATATGATTGAGACTATCAACAAGCTCAACCGTATCTCCCGCCAGATGCTGCAGGAAATGGGTCGTGAACCGACGCCGGAAGAGCTGGCCGAGCGCATGCTGATGCCGGAAGACAAAATCCGTAAAGTGCTGAAAATCGCCAAAGAGCCGATCTCCATGGAAACGCCAATCGGCGACGATGAAGATTCGCATCTGGGTGATTTCATCGAGGATACCACCCTCGAGCTGCCGCTGGATTCTGCCACCACCGAGAGCCTGCGTGCCGCCACCCATGACGTACTGGCTGGCCTGACCGCCCGTGAAGCGAAAGTTCTGCGTATGCGTTTCGGTATCGATATGAACACCGACCACACGCTGGAAGAAGTGGGTAAACAGTTCGACGTAACCCGCGAGCGTATCCGTCAGATCGAAGCGAAGGCGCTGCGTAAACTGCGCCATCCGAGCCGTTCTGAAGTACTGCGCAGCTTCCTGGACGATTAATCGCCCGTAAGCGCCCCGTAAAAAGCCCTCTTCGGAGGGTTTTTTTATGGGCGCTATAAACCGCGCACGATCAGCGCTTCATCTAATTCCCGGTACGCTTCTACCANCTTATCCAGCGTCGCCCGGTTCAGGCCGCTCGGATTCGGCAGCACCCACACCTGGGTTGCGCCAATAGTGATCTTTTGCTTGCCCCAGCTCACCCCACGCTGGCTGAATGCCTGCTCATAGGCCTTCTTGCCGAGGATCGCCAGCGCATCGGGCTGATAGTCCTCTATCTTCTTAATCAGCTCACGGCCACCGGTACGCAGCTCGTGCAGGTCAACCTCGCTGGCCTGCACCGTGGGCCGCTCCACCAGCATGGTGATACCGCAGCGGGTATCCAGCAGACGCATCTCCTCCTCNGGCTTCAGCANCTCATCGGTAAAGCCCGCCTGGTGGATCACTTTCCAGAAGCGATTNCCCGGATGCGCAAAATGAAAACCCGTGTGCGCCGACGATTTACCGGGATTAATCCCGCAGAACACCACCCGCAGGCCAGGCGCGAGAATATCGTTGATCATCTAAAGCTCCAGTTATGGGATCATCTATGAAGTATAAAGGATTGATTATAGGTTGTTTATAAAAACGGCAGGTACACGCTTATGGCTGGATTGAAGCGGGAAGTTACATTATAATCCCCCGCCACGGCCCCTTAGCTCAGTGGTTAGAGCAGGCGACTCATAATCGCTTGGTCGCTGGTTCAAGTCCAGCAGGGGCCACCAGAATTTAGCTTTAAAAGCATATAATTAAGCCACCTTTCGGTGGCTTTTTTTATGCCCAGCTATTCATTCTCAGCACGTTTTTATCACGCTCCTGCACGCTGCCCATCCTGTGTCGCCGTCCTGGCAGATGAAACAATATAGCGCTCAACGGATTCCATTGTCACAAACGTACAGCTGCAATGAATGTTGGTGCATTGATGATAGCGTTCTTTCGTATTCTCACTCAGGTAACGGCTGGTTCGCGCATGCGCTGCGTGATGACATTTAGGACAATGAAACATAGCACTCACCCTCAATTCACTTTATGTGAATCAATGGTACGCTTAAATTCACTTATTGAAAAGCCACTTCGTCGATTTTTGTTTCAAAATCCACATCAGAAATATTCACCTCAAGCTTTAGCGCCGTCGTGAAGCCATTGTCATTGATAGTGTGGACCACTCTGGTGATGATCCATGGCTGCTCATCAATAATGCGCTTAAAACCTGTCACCTTAACCGGCGTCTCGGGGTAAAGCGCTTCCCGGCCAATAGCAAGATTAATCGTAAACTCTACTTTATCACGCTGTAGCTTATCCCATTTAGCCTGCGCAGCACGTATAGCCTGCGCTTTCGTGGCAAAGACGGTAGTAATAGCAAACACGTTGCCAGCTTTGCCAAAGAGGTATTCATTCTCCTTCACGTCCGGCGCGTTAGCTGCCTGGTTTTTTTTGACAGGAGCGGCGTTCGGGTGCACGACGGCATTCTTTGGCTGCGCTTTTAATTTTAGATCAACACTCACCTTCTGCTGTTGCTGCTTCGGATCTTTGGTATCCAGCCAACGGGCCGTGACGCCACTATAGGCCTGCCGATCGGCAATGCTAAAAACATGTTGGTCGCCATCGCTGCGCGTTAGCGTCACAGGGGCTACAGGCTTACCACTGACGCTAACACCCCGGCCTGCTTTCATGAGCAATAATCGATCGGCTTTGATAGCCACCTCACCGCCATTTCGATCGGCAAGTCGGGTCAGAAATACCGCATCGGACTCCTGAGATTTATCAATATGCGGAACGGGGATCCCCGCGAGCTCCGCGGCAATACAGGGGGTCAAGGCGTGCCGTGCGGCAATGCTTTCCACAATCGCACCCAATGTCGTGTCATGCCACGACTCCTCTTGCCCGGCATTAAGCGCTCCGCTCAAATCAGCACTGCGGGCAACCAGGGTCACAGTGTCCGGCGAGCCACGATGCTCGACCGTATCCACGGTGAAGCTTCCCTTCTCCACCAGCGACGTCTCCTTCCAGCCCAGAAACAGCGTCAGCACCGCGCCACGTGCAGGCAGTTCAAGCAGCCCATCAGTGTCATCCAGCAAAATGATTAACTGGTCAACTTCAAACGCGCGGTTATCCGTCAGCGTCATGCTGATCAGACGCTTGCTGATATTTCGGGTAATATCTTTTTTGCCGAGCAACAACAAAAAATCAGGTGTCCGCACACCGCCAGCGTTATTTGTCAGTGCATCCAGCATCAGCCTGCCCCCATCATGCCAGTGAGTTTTGTCCCCATCTCGCCCGCTTTACCAAGCAGCATTTCAGCCTGTTTGCCGATGTCGCCAAACATCGCGATAAGGGATTCATCCACGCGGGTCAGTTTCAGCGTAAAGTCAATTTTCCGGGGCGAACCATCAGGATAAAAACTAGTGCCTGATTCGGTTACGCTTTTGATGACAAACATCCCGTATATCATGCCCTGACCATCCAGTAGCGGCCACGCACGCCCTTCCCCGGCCATCAGTCGCAATGCGGAAAGAGACAGGACGCCGCCGGTCAGCTCGGGATAGAGCGCCCCCTGAAGCGTCACGCTGTCATCTCCGATGCCCGTAAACTGAAACGCATCACGCTTACCCACACGTTTATTTGCGGCCCAAAGATAGGTCGCGTCGCGCTGCATCGTCTGAAACGGCAACGTCTGACGCATAAATACAAACATGCCGAGTGCGAGCATCATTGTTTACCCTCCGTTATGTCGCATAGCTGAATTCTGATTTATGGACTTGTTGCGTTCGTGTTCCTCCAGAATGCTGATGATCTGCCTGCGCAGTTGCTGCCCCTGCTCCGGGGGGGCATTCAGATAAAAGTTGAGTGCCGTACTGCTGTTATCGATATGACCACTACTGTTGCCCGCAGGTGCTTTAACAGGCTGCCAGGGCTGAGTATTTGCACTGATCGCTGTAGTCTCTGAGCTGAACGTGGGTAACACAGGCTGCACTGCCATCCGGGACGGCGCGCTTCTCGCAACCTTCTCCAGTTCTGCCGACTCCTTTTTCACCAGACCCAGACTTTCCAGCAGACCAGAGGCTTTATCCCAGAGCGTAGTAACGATGTTAAGTGGTGCGAAGAAGGCTGCCGACAACGCCTGACCGACCATCAGACCGAAGTCACGACAACTGGCAAGCGTGTCCTGCGTCGCTTTAACGGGTGCAATCAGATCAGCAAACCACTGCCATACGGCCTGCAACTTTTCACCAAGCCAGTCAAATACCGGCTGTAGTCGGGAAATCACCCCCTCAAAGGGCGCAAATGCCTCAATGATCCCCTGCATCACGCCACCAAAGATCGCACTCAGCGGCTCCCAGTATTTACGAACCAGCAACGCACCAGCAGCAATCGCGGCCACCGCAGCGATGACAGGCCAGCTCACCGCACCGATAATCGCGATGATCCCGCCAAATACGGTTGTTGATACCGTACCGAGTAATCCTGCAACAGCAATAATCCCATTGATGGCGCCGATCACCGGCCCGGCAACCATACCAATGCCGCCAATCGCTCCAGCCGCGACCGTGACCACCGTGGTGATCACGCCGATAGTTTGCGCCAGCCCCTGATTGCGCTGGATCCAGCCATCAAGCGTCAGCATAAAATTGGTGGCGCTTTGTACGAGGCCACGCAACGATGACTCTTGCTGTGCAAACAGCTGAGTACTTAGCACTTCATAGGCCGATTGCAACCCTGCGAGATCGCCTCCCAGGTTATCTTCCCTCAGCGTAACAGGCTGGCCAGGATGACCATTCGCTGTCGTCAGCATGGAACCCGCATCCGCTACGCTGCCAGATGCTGTCTCCATCACGGGGCGCCCCTGCGAGACGGCATTTTTTTGCGCGGCATCATAGCCAGGTTTGAGCAAAGCCAGACCCGTTTTTGCTACCGTCATACTGGCGGCTCCCGTGGCTGAGACCTTATCCGCCAGCGCTTTACCCGCCTGATAACGATCGCTGATCTGCGTGATTTTTGTGCGCTGAGCATTAACGTGAGTCAGCGCTGTTTGTTGCCGCTCAAGCTGTACCGTGGTCTCACTGACACTGGTTCTCACGCGTCGCTCATCAGCGACCAGCGTACGGGTATTGATACCCGCTTTGCCAAGCTCCTGACGCTGACGCTGGAGTGAGAGACGCAGACTGATATGCTGCTGTTCAAGCGCGGCGGTGCTTTTACGTGCTTGATCCATCGCCTGTGCCTGCATCAGCGTGGGCTGTCCGCTCATTTTCAGTTGTATAGCCAGTGCTGCGGTATCTTGCCTGGCTTTTTCCAGGGCCTGTCCCGTTGCAGTAACCTGTGCTCGGGTATGGCGAAACCCTTCAATTTGCGCGGCTTGACCATTTAACTCCTGCAACTGATTTTGGGTCGTTCCGATCGCCGCCGACAGCGTTCGACTCGCGGCCTGGATGGATTTAAACGGGCGAGACGCCTGATCAACGGCCCTGAGTAATATCTGTAACGACACGTTGTTACTCATGTGTGTATCCGCTTCGCTGGAGCGCTTTTTCGCGCCATGTGATGAGTTCGGTCAGGCTCATCGGATATAACGCTGCGGGCGGCCAATGAAAAATCACTGCAATATCCGCCATCAGGTCATCAACCGACAATTTTTTTGGGAACGCTACTTCACCAAACTCGGCGACAAAAAACCTACCACCTTGCCAGCCAGCGCCACCAGATCGGGCAATTCCAGCGCG